TCACCTCACATTAATTTAAGTTCATTGAATACTTTAAAAATTTTCGGTGACTGAATAGCAAACCAATCAACCGTAGTTTCGTCATGTCCGAACTGCTCTGTATGTTGCCAGTTGCACTGCAATCCGCTTTCCGACAAGAACGCATGAATAATTTCATGTCTCAACTGCTTTTTCTGCAAGGAATCAAAATCGCCAACGTTATTTGCATTGTCTGTTCTGATAACAATTTCTTTTGATGTATTGTCTGTGTAGCCATCAATATCTGCATTTTTAAGTTCTTTCGGAATGATTTTGTAAACCGTTCCGAGAACATTAATATTACATTCCTGCATATAAAATCGGTATCCCTTCATCCGTCCTTACTCCCATCAACAGCGGTAAAGCTGTTTTGATGAGTAAATCATTTGTTTTCTGTGTATCTCCAGCAACACTGTATACTGCACTCCATTCCTTCGCACTTGCTCCAATCTGCTGAGGTGTTGCGTAAGAGATGGATTCATTGCCAGATGATACAGAGGTTACAATGCCTGTCGTGCTACCACCGGACCCGATTGCGGTTGACGTACCGCTCACAGCGGCATTGGTAGCATTCTTTTCAGCAAGCTCAATCTGATACATTAATTCAGCTAATGAACAGACCGCCTTTTTGATACGCTTCTGTGAGCGTTCATTTTCCGGCAGCCCGTCCACCAACCTATCAAACGTCATTGTGTCCACAAAATCACTGGCTCTTTCCGCCAGACGTGAAAAGTCGGTTTCCGGCACGACCGAACCGAAGTATGAAGTTGTGTAAAATTCATAATCTGCATAAGCCATGCCAGTTACCTCCTACATTTATGATTTCGCTGTTACGCTTGTACTTCCGGCGTTCAGTGCCTTGTATGTTCCATCGCACTCAACCACTGTAATCTTCTGTCCGGTTGCTGCCTTAATGTCAGCTTTTCCGTCCCATGTAGTCCAGTTTCTGAGATTCTGTCCATATCCGACAGTTACTGCTTCTGCTGCAACTTTGTATTTATATACGTTGTTGGCATTTTCCTTAGCCGGATTTACAGTGATTTTTGTATCGCCACTTGCTGTTCCAGCCGCAGATGTTACTGTCAAAGTGCCAAGCGTTGGTGTTTCATCAATGGTGATTACTGCGATTGCATCAATGTATTCTGCAAAAAGAGTCAGTCCCATAACTGCGAACGCTTCGGACACTGCTGTGTGGTAGTTACCCTGTGTATGGAATCCGATCAGGTTTGTTTCGCCGGAAACGGTATACACCAGACCAGCTCTCGCAAAGTCAGATTCATTCGGGTCTACATAGTAAAGCACGATGTTCTCAACGGGGGTGGCAATAACCTGTCCTCTCGGGATTTCGCTGTCAGACAGTAAGAAGATTGTGTTAAATCCCATGAAGTCCTTCATATACTGGAATCCGAACTGGTTCTGAATAGTGATCTCGGCTGCTCCGAGGTATTCATATACGTCCAGAATGTTCACAAATCCAACAACACCAGTCACATTTCTGTGCATCTGTTTGAATTTGTTCTCAACACGACCCTTAGCCATTGCCAGAGCCATCTGGAATGTTGTTTCTGTGGAAGTAAGTGTACCGGTTTTTAGATAGTCGTAGAATCTGCCGGTAACATTGGTCTGAAGTTGGAAAAGGAATTCATCATCGGTCATCTGAACGGCGTTCTCATAACCGTGATCTTTAATCGCTTCGATAGATACAGCCTTTGCGTACTTCTCAATGGTCATTTCTGCATAAGGCTTTTCTTTTACAGCGAATTTGCTGTAAGGGATTTCTTCGCCCTCTTTAACATTTCCATCCTGCAATGTGCCTTCTGCGTATTTTGATTTAAGAACCGCTCCGGGTGTCTTTTTGATAGGTCTCATGATGCCCAGAATATCACGTAAGTGCTGCCAGTTTCTTTCGAATCTGGTTACAAAGTCAATCTCACGCGCTGTGACCTGAATATCATTACTCATAATAAGATTAGCTTTTGCTGCCATATAAAAAATCCTTTCTACCCATAACTATTAAGGTATTGGGTTAGCGGCTATACTCTGGTGTATAGTCGGTGTAAAAATCACTGGAATAACTGGATATTCTGAGCAATTGCAGCCTGTCTTTCGGACGGGTCTTTAATTGCTTCGATATCTTTCTTAGTCATACTTCCCGGTGTCTGCTGCTGTCCAACGCGAGTGGTAAATCTTGCCTGGTTCTGCTGAGCCTGCTGCTGAGATTCATCCACAAAAGCGGATGCGTCAGACTGTTTCATCTGTTCAATCAGGTCGTTCAGCCCAAGGATTTTACCATCTTTCAGCTTAAGACCTGCTTCTTTGATGTCTGCCATGACTGATTTCTTTGCCGCTTCGCTTGAAAATTTAACATCATCGAGTGCCGCTTTGAGTGCATCTGAAAAATCACGGTCGTAGATTTTTGCATTAAACTCTTTTTCTGCATCCTCGGCTTTTTTCTTCCATTCAGCAAGCTCTGTCTGAATGTTCGCCGGGTCGATACCATCAAAGCCTTTTAAGGTTTCCTCTGCTGTCTCAGCACGTTCTTTCCAGTCATCACGTTCACCCTCGACTTTCGACAGAGTTTTCGCTACTTCTTTTGCGTTCTTATAATGCTCAGAGAGTGCTTTCTTCACATCTGCCTGCTTATCTTCCGGGATTTCAATTCCAAATGATTTTAATGTGTCAATAAGTTTCTGCATAACATCCTCCTGGTCGTGTTTATTGACCTGCCGCCGCAGGTAAATGGATTAAGCCAGTTAGACCACTGGCAGGGTAACTGTGGCTATTGGATTCGAACCAATGAATGAGTGTTCCTCTCCCGGAGTCAAAGTCCGGTGCCTTACCGCTTGGCGAAGCCACATTGAAGTGCCTTTTTGGACTAAACATTAGTCTACAGGATAAGACATAACCTTTACAGCATCATGATGTTGTGATTCAGCCAAATCATAGACCGCCTGCAAGCAAACAGCATAATTTTAACCAAATCAAAGCGGAACTTCCAGAGTCGAACTGGAAAACTTGTATCTATAGATATTCGCTCTATAGCCGATAGGTTCCACATAACCCGGATTCCCGGGTTAGCAAGGTATTTAACGTGTTATGCCTACCACGAGTTGTTTCGGATATTTATTTCTTTTTTTAAGAAAAGTATGAATAACAAAAACCTTAATCAAGGAGGTATGCCATCTTGTGTGCCAGACGGCAAATACGCACGACAGGACTCGAACCTGTTTAACTTTCCATTAAAGCGTGCGCACCAGCTACTAAATTAAAGAAAGGAGGATTAAAACGAAAATGTTAAAACAACCGTTGTGCTTCCTGCTGCACAATTACATTATAACAGATTTATTTTAACTACCTCTCTACCACTTTTTGCGTTTTTAGAGCATATCCCGAAGTTTTTCCACGTATCTCTTGACAAGATCACGTTCTTCCCGGCACTCTGCATCCTTGGACATATCGCTCATTTCTGTTGTAAGTTCGTCCAGATGTTCTTCCAGAGCGGCAAGCATCTTCCTCTTGCAGTCCTCAGACTTGCCGGAACGATAGCTCTGTTTCTGCGTCATATAATCATCGTAAGCGTCTCGCCCGTCAGAACGGCTGTAATGCCCTCTTACATAATGTTCACCGCGCCTGGCATAAGAACTACCTCTGTCGTAATCTGGCATCATTCTGCCGTCATTTGCGCTGTATCTCCCCATACTGTCACGTTTTCTTCCACGTTCGCTGTAATCGTCATTGTAGTCGCCACGCATCTCATCAAGGACAGCGTTGTAATACTCCGCTTTCTTATCCCAGTACTGCGTGTTCTTGATATCTTTGTACATATCAATCAGCTTATATGTCATTTCCAGATTTCCAGTGGTCAGTCCATTATCAGCGATTTTAGACAGTTCGTCTTCAATTCTTGCACATAAGTCTTTAATGTCTCTCATAATCACACCTCCTACGCTTCTCTGGTTACGACAATGTTTGCGTTCGCAACAGAAACAGCCTGATCGCTTGTATTCTCTACTGCGATGTTAACGCAACATCCACGAGGTACATCAATATAGATGCCAGAGGACACATTATTATACTGATCTACTGCTGCCGGTGTGGAAATCATCTGAGAAGATAATACAGGTTCGCCAGAGATTGCGATAGCCAGAGAAATAGCTCCGACAGTACCGCCTGTTGGAATTGCGATATTGCCAGAAAAATCCACGAAAAATCTTGCTTTACACTGGTTAGTAAGCCCTCTCAGGGTAATGATTCCGCTTCCCTCTCTGTGCTGAATACAGTTAGAACCTTTGACTGCTGTGTTTGAAAATACTACGTTTCCATTTGCTGCTACAGTCTGAGCAGCTACATTTGTAAATTCTGCCATAAAAATACTCCTTTTCATATCACAAAAGGACAGGTCTCAGCCTGCCCCTCTGTGTAATACGGCATAAGCCGACATAATCATAAAGATTAAGATACTATTATTTACTTTTTAAATATTCCGGTATGCTCATTCTTGGAAGCTGATGTTTCCCTACGGACTCTTTTCCGAAAAGGCATTCTTCCGGTGTCCATCCCGCTCGATACCTATAACTAAGAACTTCTTTTCCAACACCAAGTTCTTTTGACCACTGCGACAATGTTTGCTTTTTTCCACCATATTCAATAAATGAATTATTACGCTTATTGTTCGCCTGTTCTTCCATCGGTATCCATTTACAATTTGATGGTTCATAATTCCCATTTACGTCTATTCTTTCAAGTGTAAGTCCCTCGGAATATCCGTTTAAATACGCCCATTCTCTAAAGCTCCAAAAATCAAGCCATTCATCACACATTTTTATTCCTCTTCCGCCATAATTTTTATAGCTGGGAGTATTTTTATTGTAACATCTTGATTTTATGGAACTCCACTTTTTATAAAACTTTCCTGTAGACTCTCCATGACAAGACCTTGTTTTTTTTGCATAATAGCTTCTAAGACATCCACAAGAAGTACTTGTACCTCTTTCAAGATTATATTGATAGCATTCAACATATTTTCCACATTCGCAGCGGCAAAGCCATAATGTGTTTCTATTTTTTTTGCCTACTATTTTTACAACCTTTAAATTTCCAAATACCATACCTGTTAAGTCTTTGGCTTTGTGCCTACAGCCGCAACTCGTTATATGTCCGTTTCTTAAACCTTTTCCGCTTTTTACTACGATTTTCCCACAATCACACTTACATTTCCAAGAATGATAACCTTTTTCACTCTTTCCTGCGTATTCCAACACTGTAAGCATGCCAAATTTTTCACCAGATAAATCTTTTATTGCCATGTACCTAACCTCCTTCTTTTTTTATATTATATCAGAAATTAGGTACATAAACAATTCTAATTTTTCTGTCAAAAAAAATTAACAATTACAATTTCCATTGCATCCGCATCCAGAATATGGATATGGAGCCGGGACTACGTAGGATGGCACAGGCATAGGATTTATCCTACGAATCAGTTCTGCTGTCTGCGCTTCCTGGTTTGCCGCAATGTAAGCATTCTGTGCGGACTGAGAAGCCGCCAGTTTAAGTGCCTGATTCTCTGCTCTAAGGTCTGCTGTCTCTTTCTGGCAAAGATAATCAAGAATGGCACGGGTGTTGCTGTTCTGATTGTCCAGAATATCTCTGGTGTTGTTGTTCATTGAGTTCTGGATTGCACAAGTACTGGTAGCCATATCATATCTGATCTGAGCCTGTCCCTCCCTGTTGTCGCAGCAACACTGAGCTAGCTGTGCCTGCAAAGCATTTGTGTTCTGCATATTTGCTACAGTGTCAGCGTTAATAGCCTGCTGGATGCCGAAGCCAGTCTGCATGATGTTTGTGTTGATTCCGTTAAATCCGGTAAGCATACCATTGTTCATGGCATAGAAGCCATCACACAGGCCGCTATTGATTCCGTCAAGCTTGCTGATCACTGCGGAATTGTCGAATCCTCTCTGAATATCTGCCTGAGTAGCTGCCGTGGCTGTATATCCGCCGCCGTTGCCATTATTGCCCCAGCCGTTGTTTCCCCATCCGAAGAAAGCAAAAATGAATAAAACAATAATCCACCAGCTACCATCTCCACCAAACATGCCGTCATTATTTCTACCGTTTCCAGTAGCAGCGGCAATATCTGCTAAACTATAATTTCCATCCATAGTTATAATCTCCTTTTTGTATATTTACATCAATCTGGCCAGATTGTAATGTACTATTTCATTCCTTTTAGCATGTGTTGGAATTGCCCTGCCATCTGCTGAACCTGATTAAGTTGCTGTTGGGAAATCTTCCCAGACTGTAACATCTTCTCAACTTCTGCTTTCGGGTCTCCCTTAAAATTCTGTTTAAACTGCATAAACTGCTGTATCATCTGCATTGGTCCGTTTCCCTGTGGCATCCCACCACCGAGGGCATTGAATAATGGATTACTCATCTGCGTTTCCTCCCTTGGTCGCTGATTCCTGTGCGGTATTAGCCCTAACAGGCTCAGAAAAAGAATTTAATCGGTTTATGATAGCTTCGTATTTGGCCTTTAAATCGTCGTATTCCTGTCTGGTGACGTATTTGTCCATGTTCTGAACAGGCTGTTTAGGCGGCATCTGAGAGCCTATCTCGTGGTATTCAAATGTCCGCAGTGGCTGTGGCATACCGGATACATCTGTGGATTTTATATAAAATTTCTCTGATTCTGAATCCATCAGTAAAACGCTTGTCCCGGGTGCTACCAGATAGGATTTTGCGCCTACTTCGCCAGATACCCACAGGATTCCATTGTTGTTCTGTTGGGGTTGCTGTACTGGTTGAGTTGGCATCTGGACAGGCTGTTGCTGGAACTGATTCATCTGTCCCGGAATGCCAAAGCTACATTGGTAAGGATTGTTGTATAATGCCATCTTATGCACCACCTTTCTGGTTATATTTTTGCATAAAAAAAGAACCGGAAACAGTTCGTTTCTGGCTCTAATTAGTATCCAAAAAGTATCAGCATACTTTAATTATTTTATTGTTCACCCGGCGGCTTAACCGTTTTGCCGTAGATATGCTCACATTCATCTGTTCAGCGCAGTATTCAAGAGTGCACTCCTGACATCTCAGCCGGAACAATCTTTCTTCATCCGGTGTGAAATTACACTCTATCAAGAACCTGTCTATATCTTTTTTCGTGAACACATATAATTTCATGAGCATACCCCTTACTAATGCTAACGTTGATTCTGTGCAAGATAATTTGTAAGCTTCTGTTTTGTTTTTTTTAATTCTTCTACATTATTCCCACTAATCTGGCTGTCCAGCATGGTTGACAACACTTCCAGAATTAATGAATCTCGTTCCGCAATTCTCCGAAGACTTTCATAATCTCGTCTATCATGTTCTTCCAGTGTCTCTACTCGTTTATTAAGTCGAAACGCCGGAGTAATCCACTTAAAGATTACAGCCGCTGCCCCTCCGACAATAGACACCCCTCCGCAGATAGAAAGGAAAATCTGTACAAATTCTGATATGCTCATTTAGCTACTCCTTTTCCCAGTAGTATACCGGGATCTCATTACCACTATCCCATGTATCGTAATATTTGCCCTCTTGTACCGTCACTACATGACCATCTATGCAGAGAATGTACGTGCCTGTCGGATGGTCCGTGCAAAAATCATCGACTGTATAGATATAACGTTCTGATTGTTCAATTAGTTTGCGTCTGTATCCACGTTTATAGAGGTACGCTCCCCAGACATAATTAGCTGATGGCATATCTGACAGAGCACATGCCTGTATCATTAATCCGGCGAATACCGTTTCCCAGTCGAAGCCAGTTGCTTTGCATATCGCTCGGACAACGCAATCTCCTGTTCTCTTATCCTTAACAGGATTCGGATTATAATATTCCCATCTGTCCATCAGTCAATCCCCTTTGCTGTTTTATATCGTTTTGCCGCTCCTCTGGCTTTTGCGGCATTCTGGCGGCTCCATTTAGCAATCATAATCCGGTCTTGCAGTTCCCTCAGGTCGTTCTGCTTGCAGTAATCTTTATATGCAGCATTTTGTTTCTGCAAAAGATAAGACTTCCGGTCAAGGTCTTGCTGTAATGCGAATTTTGCCTGTTCGTCCTTGCAGTTATCAACCGCCGCTTGCATTCCAAGGACTTCTCGTTTCGTCTTGCGGATTCTTCGCTCGTAAGTACGCTGCCGTTGTTCTTTTTCATACTGCTTTCCCTTGTCAGCTTTGTTCTGTGCCGATAGTTCTGCGTAAGGATTAAATTCCCCGTCACTTGCCCCAAAACTATGCCGACAGTTGACCCCTGACAGTCCACTTGCCGTTCCGTATCCGGTCAATGAGAACGGCGGAAATTTCCTACTCTTGCCAGAACGAGAGTATATCTTGCCTTGCCACCATGAGTGATTTCCCGGGTTCTCACCGCCGTCACCTGTTCTGGCTCCCATGTGAGCACTGACCAGAGCTAAATCCCAGTCCATTTCTTCCATGCGTTTGAGGGATATATCTCCAGTAGCCTGAGCCACGCCAGTTCTGACAGAACGTGCTACTGCTGTTTCGATCGTGTCTTTTCTGCCAGATGGATATGTGACCGTAACACCATCACTCACAACGTTATTAACTGCCTCTTTGATGGCTTGCGTATATCCAACTGCCCCAGTCATTACATGATTGTACGCAAGGTCGCACTGCTCAATATAGAGTCTTTGAGCGGCACTTGCAGTCGTTCTTGTGAAGTTCTTCCACTCGCCCATAGTCGCAAGCATATTTCGCTCCATGAGTCTTATCATAGCTGGTGACTGTTCAAGCGGTACAGGGCTTAATCCTGCCGCCTTGTATATCTTATCGTCGTAGTTCATCGCAGTGATTCCGGCATCTTCAAACGCTTCAAGGAGTTCCTGCTGTTCGCGTTTGGTGTATCTGGATAATTCTGCCAGAATGTTCTCTAGTAGCTCACCAGATTCCTGTAGTGTTCTGATTCTCCACGCATCGGCATTGGTCAGAATATAATCCTCACCTCTGCCGATTCTTGCCATCATCCTCGACACGATCTCAGAGATGATATACTGATGCAATTCTTCGGCAATTTGTTCACTGCCCTCTGTTATCTGCTTCAAATATTCTGGACTAAGTATAGTATATCACCTCTTTCGATAAAAGTCGTGGTACATGTTTTGAAAATATGCTAAAATCAACCTATTAAGGAGGTGTCGCAAAAATGTTTCTAAAATTAAAAGTTTATTGTACTTGCGGATGCTGCTATTACATCAGCGAAAAAATTGCTGTAGACAGAATTATCTGCCCGAACTGCGGTGTTGAATATCCGTACTCCGAAAAAGCTATTAAAATGCTTAAAATAGCAGATGAGATTAGTGACGGTGGCGACCCTGTTTTGCCCCATAATTCAAGAATTCGGACGGAAGTTGTAATATCTGAGAATGATACTTATGTACCTCCGTCTGTAGCTGATTTTTGGGCGAAGAATCACAAATAACTTAATTCTGTTACAGGGAGCACAGCAGAAAATGATGTGCTCCACTTTTTTTTACTTAATTCACTAAAGACGGTCACGAAATAGTCTGTTACACGTATTTCCCGCATTTATCTGTATGCCCTCTTTAGTTAATTAGTGATAAATTTACTCATAAGTGTATCGCATAAACTTGAATATGTGCTTGCTTGTTCTCTCGTCATTGCTGTGCCCAATGTAAGCAATCCATAGTTTTTCGTTTCTCTCCAAACTGCTGCAATATTAAATACATTAACCGGAACATCTGTGTATGTATGGTCTGTACTGATAGGAGTATTGTATTCTCCTGTAAAATTTCCGATAACTCCAAAGTTTCCAAGCGTACTTTGGATTACCATTTTTAATGATTGTTTCCCAAAGTCTGCATTTGTTAATGAACCAACACTTACGCCAGTATTGTTATCTGTTTTAAGAGAGAAATATTTATTAGCGGTGATTCCTAACTGAACCGTTGTTTTATTATCGTCTGTTAAAGAACACCCATAGATTGCTTCCGTCTGTGTAATTCCTGCGAGACTGTCAGTATTGTATGCTCCAAGATGGAGATTTTGCTGACTGCCATTAATTTTTACTTTCGCCGCAGTCGTCCAGTAATTTGTACTTGTTGGCAATAATTTCAAACCTTTGTTTGACCACACGTAATCTGAACCAAACACAACATCTTTTTCACCTGTTTTCAGGTTATATCCGCATTCTGAAAGTGACCCACACATAACTGGGATATAAAGATTTCCAATGGAAGACCAGATTCCGTTATTTTTTAATCCGCTGATAAAATCCTGCACAGCAAACATTTGCTCATCGGTAAACTCTCTGCTAAAATTGGAAAGTAGTTTTTTTGTATCACTCGTTATTTCTCGTATAATATCAATTTTACCAATATTATTCGCTGAAAAATCCGCACCATTTAATCTTAAAATCATTCAAAATTCCTCCTTAATACATTTTTGCAACTGCAACTTCTGCCATACGTTTATATCCAATATTGTTCGGGTGGACTTGACCGCAAGTTCCACCGACAGCACCGTACCAATATTTGCTATTATAATCATTGATACCGCTGTCTTCCCACAAATCTATACAGGGAAGAGAGTATTTTCTCGAAATTGCTCTAATCGCTTCTACTTTTTTGTATCTATTCGCTTCATACGCTAATACACTTTTCATATCTGGGAATCTTATAACTCCGATATATGGGTCTGCTGTACCTGTCATTCCTATTTCAAGTCTAACAGGCATTTGCGTCATTAAATATATTCTAGCAGATGGAATATCCGCTAGAATGTTTTCAATCATACCCATGTAAGAAGAATAGAAAGTCAGATTGCTTGATGCTGTTACGGTTTTATCTGTGTATGGAGTATCGTCAATAGTTCCAAGAGCTACTGAGTCATTTTGCCCTGCATAAACGATAATAACAGTGCCATTTGTATCGTCAACGTAATACTTGGCATCTAATGCTCTCATGTAAATGCTATCTTCGGATGTTGGTGCAATGGCAGTTCCGCCTTTCGCCATCGGTTTATGTCCGTCTTTTCCATTTATATTCTCGTCGTTATCAAATGTTACGCCTAACCATTCAACCAACCATTTTTGCCAATTGTTATGAGCAGACAAAGAATCTCCAATGGTAAGTAATTTCATTCCTTTGAATGGCGAACTAATGTTACTGGAAACACCCATATTTAAGCCCCGTACACCATCTTTGTCTGCCTTGAAGATGAAATTTCCATTTGAATCACTAATGTAAAACGAATCTTCGTAAGTAGAAATAACATCATTAAGTGCAAGATTTTTCCCGTCAAAACCAGTTGCATGTACACCATCTTTGTCTGCCTTGAAGATGAAATTTCCATTTGAATCACTAATGTAAAACGAATCTTCGTAAGTAGAAATAACATCATTAAGTGCAAGATTTTTCCCGTCAAAACCAGTTGCATGTACACCATCTTTGTCAACTTTATAGATGATATTTCCATATGTATCAACAATATAGAATGTATCTTTTAAATCTTGATTACTTTTAACGATTGGTTCTAACTTATTCTCTTGACTTACTAAATCTTCCTTTAGTGAAGCAGTCTCACTGTCTACTTTCGCAAATTTGTCCCCTACGGCTTTGGAGTCGGCAAATGCTCCCTCTAAAGACAATGTTGGATCAGAAGCTGGCGTTCCAAACACTGCGTTGTAAGGCAACTGCCTCTTCTTTCCATCCGCTGTAATTATTCCCTTGAATATATCAGCCATTGTTATTTCCCTCCGTTGCTTTCAAACTCACATAGCCATCAGCATCCATGTTAAGTCCAACACCCTTGTCGGACAGGTACGTCTGGACTGCTTCTGCTATAGCTTCTTTACTGGTTCCGATTCCGTCTGCACAGAGTTTATACAGGTACTTCTCTTTTCGCGTGATCGGCTTTGGAATTTCGCCTGTATAATCGCCTGTCAGATATGCGAGGTACTTTTCTTCTCTCGTTACTGGTTTATCTGCCATCTTTTTACTCCTCTCCGAATAGTGTTGGCTCGTCTGGTTGAGCTTCTTTGACCATTGCTTTCGCTTCTTTCTCAGTCATTCCCTCGAATTTTACAAAATACATCCATGCCGGAACCTTTCCCTGTACAACATACTGCCACCATCTTGCACGGTCTTCTTCTCTGTTGTAAGTTATGTCTCCGAAATCGTATGTTACTTCATACGCGCCAACCGGAGTCAGACCATACAGATCGGCAAAAACATTGAGTGCATAGATTACGCCATTCAGACAATCCTCCAGTTTATCCCGAACGTCCTTGATAAACTGAATTGTCCGTCGGTCGTCTGATTCTACCTGCTTAGCCGTCACCATACCGGTTTTTTCGTTAAAAACAAAATATCCGTTGGAGAATCCAATCTTATACCCTATCTGATTTAAAAGGGCATTTATGCCGGCTATACGGGTATCTGTGTTGAGAACCGGATTGATTTCTTGATAAAACTCTTTCTCAACCTGTCCGAATACATTCTTGACAAAGTGCGGTAAGCTCATCTCATTACGTCTGTTCTCCATGCCCTGTGGCGACATGGCTGCTACAGGTGTACCGCTTGGCATCAGCAGCCTATCATCTGCCAGGACAATCTTCTGAGAATCGAAAATCTCTCCGGCATTACGGCTGTATGCAATGTCCAGGTCTTTCAGCTCTTCAATAGCTTCAGCGAATATTGGAAGTCCAAGTGGTGTACTGATATCCACGTTGTTCGCTTGCGGTGTCCGCAACATTCCGTACAACGGTCCGTCCAGCTTCTCATCGTTTGCCTTGAGTATCGGCGGTGTATCTGCCATGAGGCCAGCCCATTTGGTCTGTTTAAGGTCGATTCTGTCACCGATTGACTGAGGAGATTTTGACACATAGGCTCTATTAGACACGTAGTACGGATAAGTTGTCACACCATCTATTGTAGTCTCAGCAAAACGATGATATTCGAGCCTTGTGTAGTATTTCCGTCCAACCGTATAAGAGTCCTTGAATATAATCCCTTTGATTTCCTGATTATCATAATCCACAATCATCACATCTGCCGGAGTAAACACATCAAGGCTTTCGCCGTTCGGCTTAATGAACACGGTTCCGTAAGCGCATCCGTATTCCACCCAGTGCCGAATTTGGAAGTATACCTTGTCAATCTGCTCCTGCAACCATGTTGCCCTTGCAGAACCATCTATCTGAATGCCGATCGCCAGGGTTGCGAGCCGGGCTGTCTCAGAACACACAGATTTAGCAAAATTAATCGTCTTGATGTTATTCTTATCATCTAACCATTCCGGAACTCCCCTGTAAATGTTCGCGCACCGGTTAATCAGCGATTCCATTTCTGGAAATTCTGCTGCCCGGATGTTAAAATCCTCTTCGGCTTGTTTTTTGAAAATCATGTTAAACCACCTTTTTAGTGTTGTTATAAGTCTCATTTAATCTACCTTTTAAAATCCATCCATCTTACAGAAGTATCTCGCGCAATAATGTCTTCATATTCTACAACTTTTAAGATTTCGTTAATGTCAGATGATCCATATATTTTTAAACCGATGCTTAAGAATTTATTTATTTTATCTGAAAAGTACCTATCTAACATTTTATGCACTATGCCCCCTTCTCATCGACAATGGACTTGTCGCATACCTGAGAGAATCTATCCAATGATCGTTGCCATCTGGATAATCTGCAATCACTTCTCCATTGCTATCTACTTCATGCTCATAATTGATAATTTCTTTGTATGCTCTAGGCGTTCGTGCCGGATCAATGACTAATGTTCGGCACTGTAACCACTCAAAAGTATATTTGCGGCTTCCCGGTGTAACAATGGCTCTACGCGCTGGAAGCCCTGCATCTCGGAAGTCAATAATACTTTCTTCTTCATCAACTCCACAAGATATTGAATAATCATCATATCCTTTTTTCTTTATCTGGTTAGCCATTTCCTTGTTTCTTATCTTGGAGCCTCCAAGTTCGTCTAATAAAAAAACTTTTTCCTGGTTAGGAACATAAGCCACACGAATAAACGCTTTGGGATCCGGATACCATCCCCAGTCTTGTCCCTGATAGATACTTTGATACTTCTGAATTTCTTCATCTGGAATCGTTCGGATTTCTAACAACTCGAAGATATTTGTACCAAGTCCAACAGGAAGGCCAAGATATTCATGCTGATAGGCTCTTGGATTTGTTTTTTTAAGATGCTCCGCATCATCAAGGAATTGTTGACCAAGCCATTCAACAGGAACTGATCTGTAATCACTCTTATGCCTGTAGCTGTCGTCTCGTGGCTCTTCTACATACACATTCGCCCAGTTGCTCCGGCTAATTGGTGGATTGAATGTCTTAAATACAACAAACTTACTGCCACCTCGAAGGACTGACTGTTGCACTGTACGAATTTCTTCAATGCCCGAAAATTCGTCAAGTTCCTCGAACCAGAGATACTTGAAATATCCCTTGCTTGCTTTAATAGATTTAGTCTTTTTTGCCTTGTCCAGTCCTCTGAATATGATTTTCTGTCCGGTAGGCTTATAAGTGTACTGCATAGGGCTTACACTGGTGTCCCATAGTTCATTGACTCCGAGTGCGTCAATTCCCCATGCTATCTGTTCATACACAGATTCTCGGAGTGTATTTCCGACTTTACGGAAAATAACAGCATTCGAGAACACATCATTCTCTGCATCCTGCATCATCAGGAAAGGAATCATTACACCCACAAAAGACGACTTCGTGGACCCACGTCCGCCGTACAGATCGTAATATGTATGTTTCTCGTCCAGAATGTCCCAAAAGACTTCATAGAAGGCAGGAGCTATTATATCTTTCAGACTAATAGGATTATTATCCATCCTGTTTCTCCGGCCTTGGAATATTGTTTATGATTGTGATTCCACAAGAATCATTCTTGTTTGATTCTGCCTTTTCAAAACGCTTCATAAGTTCCCGCCCTGCTGCTATCCTTGTTTCAAGTGAAGCATCAAGGCCGAACTGGTCCTTTACTTCGCCCCTTAAAACGGATGAATAGAATCGCTGAATCTCTGCAATATCTGCTATGCGTTCATCGTCAATTTGTTTTTGCCGCTCCTGTATATATGAGGATATAGACGGTTTTGACAGGTTTTCAGTTCCCATTTGTCTTGCTGATTGCTCGCTGTATCCGGCCCTCTTAGCCGCTTCTGTGGCATTTCCGCATTTTAAAAATTCATCTGCAAACGCTTTCTGTTTAGGCGTCAAGTCCATCTAATCACCTCTATCTATTTCCATTCTTGGCACGCCTCCCATATTTCTTTTAAGCACATGACTACATCATACTGGGATGCAGTTCGTAATATTTCATAATCACAATCTTTCCATTCTTTTCTTTTGGTCAAATGAAGTGTGGGCGTTGAGATTATGGTAAGAGTAATTAATCTTTCCTGTTCTTTACTGTAAAATTGTGACGTTCCAATTTTTATAATTAATCCGGTGGATAATATAGCTTTTTGAAGTTTTCTTGTAACTGCTTTTAAGTTCGCCATATCATCACCTCAATTCAAAAACCCCCAGTATAGCTATAGTTATATACACTATAATACCACACTAGGGGTTATGTACCTCTACACCACTTTTAGTTTTTATCAACTTTATAATCTTCCGGTCAATTTTGCCAAGTGATAGTATTCTGCCATAGTCCTGCGCTTGTATCCGTAGAAATCATTTTCAGATACCGGCATCTCCCGGAATCGTTCCATTGTCCGGTATCCTATACAGTTCACTATGCTGTCGTATATCTGTGTTTCTATGCCTGGCGCATATTTGATTGATACTTGCAGAAGATTATATTTGTCATTCTCGTCAAGGTGTCTGAAATGACTTTGAAGTGCCGGTATATCGCCCGGCGGCACTCCATAGTCGGTTAGTGTAGCTTTTCTAAGATTCATTTATTTCACCCCTCCCAATCTAATCTCTGTCCGCACTTATTGCAATAAAAATCCGATTTACAAAGTCTCTCTCTATTGCAAACTGGACAATTGCCCTTTGTCGTATAGTATCTGCCTGAAAAATCAAAAATAGATTTTATGTTATTTGGCTTCATTGGGGTCTGCTTTTCTAACGCTTTAACTGCTAATTCTAATGCTTCACGGTACTTAATAATTTCTGGTACATTCGACCAGACCTTTTTAGTTAAGCCAATACGTTCCTGTAAGATTTTAATTGCTTCTTCTGGTTTCATGTTAATCCTCCCATTTATTCACATACTTTAAAATAATCTAAAACTTCACCGTTTTCTTTTTTGCCTTGCATATCTTCTGCCGCTTCTTCAACGGTATTAAATTTACAAGTACATATGTGTCCTTTTGTTAAATTTACAAAAGAATACGTACCATCTAATTTGTTCCTCATAATTGAGACTAATACACTATCCTTTTCTCTAATTACTAGATACACATTATTCATTTTCTAACTCCTCCAACTTCTTCTCAGCATCAGGCTCAAAGTATTGTATCCCGGGCAAGTTCTGACTCCGTTTCTGGTATCTCTTAACAATGTGCAATAAGGATATAACGCCATGACCTCATAGATGTGTTCCGTGGCATCTTCACCGCGCTGGTCGATGTATTTGAAACATTTACCCGGTCTGAGAAAGTATCTTGCGCATACATATGCTTTTGTTCCGAATCTTACACTTGCACTACTCATTCAACTCTCCCCATCCTTCACGATTTTGATTGCAACTTCAAACGCATCAGTTTCACCCTCGAAATACTCCGATGCTTTCTGTAATGCAGCAGTTCTTGTCTTTTTTGTTTTCAACTGCTCCACAACCTTGTCCGCATCAAAAGCTGTCGGCTGTTCTTGAACAGTTGTAATTGCAAGATGTGTAAATAAATCCATCGGAGAAACATCATTTTCCGCAGCTTTCTGCTTTTCTTTATCCCAATACCATTCGCTCATTTCTTGAATTAATTTATCAGCGTCAATTAATCTGCTCATTCAACTCCACCACCTTTCACAATTTCAACTGCTTCATTCAAGCATTGAGCTGTATACCAATCGTCACCCGATTCTGAACATTTATCTTCGATTAACATTTCCAACTGTTGAACAACTTCATCTACATCAAAAACTGTCGGCTGTTCGTCAATAACTGCACCTATTGCAAAATCCATATCCGAATTTCCAAGAGAGTCAATTATTTTGTCTGCATCAATTAAACGCATTTATTCATCCTCCCACATTCCCAACAACCGCATCCTCTCATACAGTACAGCGACGGTCTTGCGTCTGTATCCGTAAAAGTCCTTCGGATTCATCGGGATATATCTTTCTCTGCTGATTTTCCTGTAACTTTTCCGGTGCAAGATATTCTCAATAACCATATCTGCTATCACCGTGTTTTTCGGGCAAGCTGACAAGGCGGCACTGGAAAGCAGGTATCCGTACTCTGCCGGAAAGTCTTTCAGCATCGCATTCAGTTTTTCAATGTCTTCTGCCGGAATACCGTAGTCTTTCAGCTTTTTGTTCCTTGTCAGCATACCGTTCTCCTTTCTAATCGTCTGGGTGGTGCTTGTCGTACATGATCGCCACACATACAAGACCAGCCACTCCGAATATGGTTCCAAGGGTGAATCCTAATAAGAATGTAATCATACAACCACCTCACTGTCCTCTGGCATCTGATAATCAATATGTCCATTTACATAGGCTTCCTGAATCATATCCAGTACTTTTATGGCTTTTGCTTTGGTGGAATATTCTCCGAGCAAGCAGCACCAACTCATATCTCTTCTTGCACTTATTACTCCACCCGAAACTTCGATATCGAATAAAAGTTCAAGTGTAGCTAAAACTTCCTTATTCTGACTTCTGATTAACATTTTGCGTCCTCCTTATTCAACATCGGAAACAGCCATCCTGTCTTTTCGTTCGATGCAATCCAATCAAATTTTAGCTCTGATAATTGGTACTCTTTATTGCATCTTTCACAAGTGAATCCTTTCACTTTACTGTATTGTCCTATAATTCCACCGCATCCACATCTACAGTATTTATAATCCATTTTCATCCTCACTTTCCCCATGTAAGCAACTGGCACGCTATTGTGCAGTCCTCCATGATTTCCTATCCAAATGCTACCTGTCCGTTATTCTGCATGTCTTTTTATTTCTCCTGAAAAGCTTAATTCAATTCCCAGTTCTTCCTTGATAGCCTGCACATAATCAATCCATTCAGCCAAGCCCTGGTCGATATAGTCCGAAGCTTTGTCCATGCCTGCCATGAACTTCTGGCATCTTTTCTGACCGAATCCAAATTCATCATGCAGGACAGCTATTGCCATGATCACGCAGCATTCAGATACAAGCTGTTTGATCTTCTCAGATGCTTTGTCCAGGTCCTTTCTTGCCAGGGAAGTATGTATTCCTGTTACTCCTCTGAATCTGCATTCCTTTTCGAGGGCTTCAAGACCGCCCTCTCTGGTGATTCGTCTAGCAAGGTCAAGACCATCTTCCCTGCCGCGTTCATATTCACGCATTTTGTTCATTGGTTTTCTCCTTGTTCAGATTTTTAGCTTTCTTATGCATCCTGTCCAGATAATCCGCATAGGCTGTAAGCATGTGATCCACAAAGCCGTTTTTATTATATTTGTCTGATACAACGTGTATCTGCTCAATTACCTGCTGCCAGTATTCGTCTCTTTCTTCAATTCCGGCAGTCTGAAGGACCAGTGCCGGAAAGTCGATTTGTAAAAACTTTATGGTGTTCGGTATCTGCTCATGTGTCACTCTCATACTTATACACCTTCTTCTACCTCAAAACTCTGTTCAAGAAGTCGCTCGTTATCCTTGCTAAACGCCTTTATATAGCTCTGTTTTATCGGTCTGATAAAATGTATGCCGTTAGCTGATTTAGCCCGGGAAACAGCCACATAGAACTGTCCAGGATCCCAACAGCAAGGGTCAATGTTAATTTTCTCAAAAGTCTGTCCCTGTGATTTATGAATACTGATAGCCCAGGCGAGTTTTACTGGAAACTGAGAGAAAGAACCAACTTTCTTACGGACTATCTTTTCTTTTACGATCTTCTGTCCATCTTTTTTCTGTTCAGTTTCCTCAATGACCTGTTTTTCAATGTCTTTACTGTATCTGTACAAGTTAACTGTTTTGCCCTTATCAGTCTTGATAACCAGATAGGATTCTTCAAATTCTCCGTTATCCACAATTTTCTGGATAATGCCGATTGTTCCGTTTACGTAATTTCCAGACAGATCATTGATTGTAATCATCACTTTTGCACCGATGTTAAGAATTAAGTCCTCTCTGGCAAATGCAATGTTCTTAATATCAGCAGACGTTAATTCTCCGTCAACTGCTGCATGAAACACTTTTTCGGTCTTTTTATCCAGTTTTCCGAGAAAAGTATTATTAATCCGATCAGCTTCAGCATTTGTTCCGACCAGAAACGGTGCTTCTGGTATAACCTTGTCTGATTCGTTATTTTCCAGATATGCAATGGATTTTCTAATATTGTTGCCATATTTAATGTCATTCAGCACATACTTAAATCCCTCATCATTCTGCCTGCATACCTCATCGAGTTTGATATATTCAAATCCCATTTCTTTCCAGTATTCAGACATGAAAGCATATCCGTGTTCGTACTTTCCGCCCTTTCCGTAATCAGATCCATACATCCGGCAGAGGATTTTACGATCATCTGTTGTGATAACTGGTGGAAGTTGGTAAAAATCCCCGATTACGATCAGTTGAGCGTCTTCTTTATCCTCTCCACTTAGAAGCCTGTCAACCGCTCTCTCTTCATTTTCTGTGATGATCGTTTTCGCAATCATATTAAACAAATCGAACCGGCACATGCTGATTTCATCAATGATAAGAACATCTGCTTCTTTTAAAAGTTCAGCTCTGGATTTCACTTTTTTCTTGTAATCCTCAAACTTAATTGAGATATTCAGTGCTCGGTGTACGGTAGTCGCCCCGTATCCGATATTATCCGCAGCTATCCCGGTAGTAGCAGATACCAAAACGCTTTTGCCAGCTGCTTCTGCTTCATTGATAAATGTCTGGATAACTGTTGTCTTGCCGGTTCCTGCATCGCCTGTCAGAAAAACATTACTGCCAGACAGCATTGTGTCTAATGCATATCTTTGCTTTTTATTGAGATCATCTTTTTTCATTTTGTAACCACTCCTTGTAAAAATTATGTAAACTAAATATTTTTGTAATATTCAATTAATTTTGTTATAATAAATCTAATTGTATATACTTTTTAATTTTGTAACCCATGCGTAACCGGCTTTTTCAACTTATTGGTTACGCCAAAAACCTTATTTTATGCGGGTTTTAGAGGTATGTAACCGTGTAACCAATGTAACCAAGGTTTTCGTATAGGAGAATCACTAGAGCATATGTTTTTTATACACTCTCAAACTTTCTCCTATATGACGTTTTTTTTCGTGTTACAACGGTTACATGGTTACAAATTATGAAAATGGAACATTTGTTTCGGCATTAGTTGGCAGAAAACCAGTTTCAATAACCTCATTTTCTTGTTCATTTTCGAGACTTTTTATATCAACGATTTTTACTGCAATAAGCCTCATCACGCTTTCCCCGTCTCTTTTTAATACCGTATCTCTTTTTCCTGTGTGTTTGATTAATTCTCGATTAATTGCCCAGGCTGAGAAAGCTTTTCTGGAGAATCCATTGCTCTTCAAAAGGTTTTCAAGGGGCTTTGGATAGAAGTATATATATACATCTCCATACTCATCTGGTGTCTCTTTAAACCCCCACTGATCGCAACTGAATTGTACATCAAAGTGCTGCCCGTACACGGAAAGACTTTCAAGAATGAATTCATAACACCTCTGTCCCTCAGATACATCTTTTTTACGTGTAGGTATGTCCACAACGTCCTCAACCGTAAGTTCACGCCCATCCTTAAATATGAAATCTGTAGCTAATTTGTCAGCCAATAGAAGAGTAGATATAGCCATGACCTGTTTTGCCGGAAAGTCATATCCGTCAAAACTTTTCTCAATTTCGGCTTTCATCTCTTTCAGATCGTCCGATGTGAACTGCTTCAAATTTCCAACGAATACTCTTCCAGCAAAACCATAGTTTTTCACGACAATGCCGTTAATCTCTGCCGGATTCTCATAAATATCCTCGCAGCACTCAATTTCAATAATTCTGTTGATTGCTCCGCCGGAATCTGCAAATTCCGAAATAGGGTTCTCGCCGTTGCAAATGGTCACGTTGCTCCATGTATTCTCCTTAGCTGCTCCGAGGTCCTTATTTGAACGTGCTTTCCCTTTACCGGAACAGAGATTGTAAATTAATGTTTCGTAGTTGTCCCGAATATATTGAGAAGCGTTCTTAGAGTCATCGAGGATCATCGGAAAGTTATTAAGCATGTCTGCCCTTGTCTCCAATGACGTATCTGTTGATCGAAAGTTTCCAACGTAAGCTCCCGGCGCAGGATTTCCCCAAACCGATGCCGCTATATTGATCGTTACTGTCTTTCCGCCGCCCGTCTGCCCGTAGAAGTCTACGATGAACGGCAGTGCGTCAAGCGGCTGCACAAGCACACTTGCAAAAGATGCCGCCAATGCTATTCGTGGTTCTAATCGTCCGCATGACCGTAGTTGTTTAGCTAGAGTCACCCACTTAAAGTAATCTCCACTTTCCTGTATACTCTGGAATAGTGTTTTAAAGCGGTATTCGCCATCAAAAACAATTGAAAGGTCGTAAGGTACAAATACATTGCCATGCCACCCTAACTTGCTCGTAGAGTGCTGTATGTCGATCATATCGGCATTGTACATTTCAACGTCCGCCAGATACTTTACAAGGAGTCTTGCGTTCTCTGAATTGACCTGCACCCCGAACCTTGCAAGATTAGTTATTGCTCTGGAAGTCACAATGTCAATTTTTGGAACAGTTATTTCTGTCCAATATCCATCCCTTTTAAAAGCCACCGTGATCTGTTCTTCACCTGTTTCAATGTTTTTCAGTCGACGTATCGGCATGATCGGGTGGTGACATACAAGTTCTCTTGCCTTAGATGTTTCGGAAGAAAAAATTCCGTTCTCTGTAGCTATCCAGCTGCCACACGCCATGTTAGGATATTCTTTATCAACAGAATCAGGATAAAAGTTTGTGATGTTTTCAACCAGCTGCATGGAACGATTTGCTTTTTCTTCTTTTTCCTTTTCCTGCTCTGCTTTTTGAAATTCCTTTATGAACTCTTCTGCTATATGCTTCGCTTTCACACTTTTTGCCCGGTCCATCAGCTTAAACTTGATTTCTGAGCGGTCAATTTTACTTTTTACTAAAAAAAGCTCTTCATACAACTGTTTTTCCATAAAGTCTTGCGCTTGTAAATTTCCAATATTTTCAAGAATTTTCCTCACCTCCTGACTTAACAGACAGCAATTCATGTCTGCTTTTTTCTTTCTCGAGATTAAACTGGCACATATACCACTCTTCTGAATCAGGAGGGAACGTTTTTAGTGCTGTTTCGTACATAAGTATGTTCTTTTCTACCTGCTCAAGCTCGTTTGGGACCTGAGCGGGATTGTACTTTTTTGTTTTAATATCCCGCATTTCATGCCTGATCTGGTTACGACTTTTACCTTTTTTAGAGATATAAGTACCGCCCAGCTCGATAAATGCAGTGCTAAAAGAAACGGATTCGTATTGCATTACGAAATCAAACACATCACCGCCGATTCCGCAGCCGAAACAGTAAAATGAATCATCGTAGATTTTGCAGGACGCTGATTTTTCTTTATGAAAAGGGCAACATATAAATCCCGCTCTGTTCGGTTTTAATCCATACCTGGAAAGGATTTCCGGCATTTTCACTGACTGTTTAATTTTTTCTTTTGTCATGACAGCAACTCCACGATTCGCCGTCCGGTCTCTTCTTTTGTACAGAATTCAAATCGGACGCCGTATTTATCTCTGATTGTGCATAGAGATTTATATAACTGGCAGCCATCAACAGCCTTATCAGAAATTACAGTCTTTACTCTCTTACCGTTTACCGTCTTCCAAATGACTTTGTGTTTTCTTGGATTCTCCCAAAAATACACATCACCAATTGATTTGATATCTTCACCATGTTCACACAGGATAATAAGCTGAATACCTGCTTCATGCGCTCTGATAAGCTCTGCCTTGAATCTTTCGTGTTGCTGGCAGACATTTCCACATAGCTCCTGTAAATCCTTTTTACGGTCAATACAGAGCTTTGCATTATCCAACGACTGATAATCTCCGCAGTATAACTTTGATCGGAAATATTGTACTTCAAGGCTGTCAAACTGTTTTTGAATCCGTTCCCATTCCTTTTTATGTTCACGTGTATCACATTGTACGACCAATCAGATCACATCCTTCTGGTATTTGTATTTTCCAAAGAATTCACTATACTGTTTTATAATCTCCCAACGATTTTCGTAACGATTCCACTTACTATTCTCTCCTACTCCTATTTGCGTTTTTCCGAGGGTTGAACAGGAAGGGATTATTAATACCTTCCGACACGTTTCATCATCATTCAAACAATATAAAAGGAAGATGTCGCAAGTCGGATTTTTCTTTTCAAGGTTGAATGTAAATGCCTTTGAATTGCAATTGTTTGTAAATTCCTTAGATACTTTTACGTCTATTTTTACACTGTTATCAGTAAGCAAATCATAAGGGTGCCTTGAGCTTGTTTGTACACTATTCAATCCGACATTCTCGTAAATATCTGAAATTGCTTTTATTTCATATTTGTTTCCAAAAGTTGTATCAGAATATTTAAGAGGCAGTCCAAGTTTTTCAGCCCAATATACAGTCCCTTTATGCTTTGCAATCTTGCAAGCAAGGCTTTTGTTTCCAAAAACTTCTATCATTTCGGAATGAGTTGGAAAATGATCTAAATTCAATTTCTCAACAACTATCATGATATTTTCTTTGATAAGATCGTCGTTCCATGGTATTCCATGTGTATATCCCATTAACTCACCTCTATATTAATTGAACGGAAGGACATCATCTGCTACGCTGTCTGGAATATTCATAAAGTCCGTACCTGCCGGATTCGCTCCCATGATAGCTTCTTCCTTCAGATGATCGTCATACGCTTTTGTGGTACGTTCTTTTGGAATATCAGCATCATTTATTCCTTCAATACTACGGAATCGGGCGAGTTTGTGACGATTAATTTCTCTGTTATCGTACCAGTCTTTTTCAACCCCAAAGACACCGCCGATCAGTTTACTCTTGAACTGCTGCCCGAAATTGTCACCCCATTTAACGGCAAATCCAGGGTTGGATTTTTCCACGCAAGTAATAAAAGTCTTGAGATTGCGAACGCCATAATCAACGTTTTCATCAATAATCATATAGTTAGTACCGGCATTCGGATATTTCTTGTCTGGACGGATATCGTTTTCGAACTGCTTCATAAAATATCCAGCCTGTTCGTCACCGTCGGCAAAATCAAACAGAATAACGAGCATATTTTTAGTTTTTCCCTCATCGTCTGGTTTTGACTGACGCTCTGATACCTGCTTAATTACCATCTTGTGGCCGCCAAGCTTAATTGGTTCAAATTCTCCTGCTGCCTGTGTTGTGTCGTAGCTATTTGGTTTCTGCATTATTGTTTTCTCCTTTTCCTAATTCGTAGTAATCTCTAATAACCTTGTCTACTGCTGCCAGATCATTGTCTATGGTCAGTGAATCAAACATACCAATCGGGGATTTGCTTACTGCTCCCTGGCTAGACTGAGTGACAAATAAATGTTTTCCACTTTCTTCAATGCAGCGGAGAACTATTGTAAACATGCCCTCTACGCAAACTTTTTCATCCAAAAGCTTTCCTATTGTCTTTGGTTTTACGTCTCCAGAATCATCCTTATCTTCGTGCATCATAAGATATACGACTTTGCTTTCCGGAACCTTTGTCACAATGAACTGAATCAGATTCCAGAAATAATCGCCAATGTCATTGTAAAGTGAGAATACTGCATTACCTTTTCCGGCAGAAGCGTGTCCTCTCATAAAGTGGTTGGTGATAAGATATCCAGCATCATCAATCACAATAGAATCCGCTTTTGATGCAATTAGGCATTTCATAACCTGCTGGTAATCATCTGTAAACCATCCGTCAATTTTCCCCTTGAATGGAAGTGGCTTGTTTAATACTCTGATAAGGTTCCAGTTTTTGTTTTGACAGTTTCTAAGACTGGTACTTTTGCCAGAACCAGATTTTCCAATAATCAATACTGGTGTTGCCATTGTTATTCCTCCTTGTCATAAACTACATGCTTGCTGCTCTCAATAATCAGCAAACTTGCAATATCTTTCATTGATAAGGTCGATTCGTTATAGATTTCAACCAGTGCATTGTAAGCGTCTGTTGATACTTTCACGACCGGATTATCCTTATCAGTTGCAGGCTGTTTCTTTCTCGCCGGAATACGGATTTCAAACTTTTCCATTGTTGCCCTCCTTAGTTGTTTTCTGAGCCGCTAAAAGCCCATTTAAAGCCTGTATATAGTTTGCCAACGTTCTTGCCTTATACTGCTCTTCAATCGGATTATCCGGCACTATAGCAAGCTGTATGTCGATTAATCTCAATACTTCCTGGATGCGCTCGTCCATACTTACACCGCCTTGAAAAAGCAATACAGGTTATCTGATGCATCTCCGAACTTCTCTCCATCAATATCTTCGGCTTTGTGGTATTCCACATGGTCAAGAGACATGTCACAGTTCTCATAATCCAAAATGTGATCCCCTCTGGACTGAAGCTCTCTGAGCAATTCGTTAATACATCCTGCTATCTCCAGACTGGGAAGAAGTTTCATAATTGCTATCTGTTTACTCATTTGGACACTTCCCATCTATCAGAAGTTCCAGTAAGAAAGCTTTGATTATTCTGAGGCTTTCACGACTTTCTTTCTCATAAAATGGGTTAAAAGATACGTTTTGGTACAAATCCCATTCAAATTTGTCTTTGAGAAGGAGAACATCTTCTTCCCTTTTAACCCCTCTTACTCCCAAACCGTAGCCCGAAAAATCAAAGGTGATATTTGCTGTCGGAACTTCGTTCACAACTCTTTTACAGAGTTCGTATATTTCATCAATCTCTTTCTCGAACATCTTCTTATCCTCCTTATTTCCTACTGTCAGTCTGCTTTCATCTGGCGCACCGCCCATGCTGCCGAGATGCCAAAAAAGATGTTCAGCCAGATAGGTATGTCCACATATTTCCCGGCAAGCATACAAACAGCAATTAGCATATACTCTTTCATTTTATTTCATTTCTCCTGCAATCCACGCAAGGTTGCTCGCCACCAGTGCGGCAGCTGTTACAATCCATGCAGTGAACCATCTTTTTGACTTTTTCTTGCTTTCTTCGACAATTTCTGTCGCAAGAATGAACTCAAGTTCGTCCCATGTCGGAACATTTTCACATTTATTTGTGCTATTTCTGCTCATATCGTGCTAATTTCTCCTTTTTTGGTATTTACAATTAGCAGATACGAAGTTATAATTAACCTGTACCTACTAAGTGTGGTTTAGTTGGTGCAAAGCTCCGGGGCGGAGATGTCGACTCCCTCCGGGGCACTATCACTTTAATGCTTCTTTCCCTCTCCAGACATATCCTGTTTCTTCCCAGAGCTTTCTTGGAGAGATAACAAATTCTATTCTTCCAGAACCTTTTCTGTCGTGAATCACTTTATTCCCACGATACGCCGTGCCGATAGGCAACCATCCATAAATAATCCCCGCTCTGACAGATGGTATAGGAATGCCTGTCATTTTACTCACATCTGATACTGTCAGGCGTTCGTTTGAAAACTCCGGCATCTGTGGGATACCAGATATGATTCTTGCCACTTCTGCGGCAAACTGATGAACCTGTGCATTCTGCTCTATATAATTATCAATTGCACTCATATAAACCTCTTTTCTAACTGATACTCATTTGAGCGTTACAGTCACGTATCATCATTACTGTATTGGTGCATGGATGCCAATTTCTGACATATTCCATAGATTCTTCAAATCTCAGCTTAGGGATGTTATTACGGGCATTTACTGCGAAGTAAGTCTTTATATCCCTGTTGCATTCAGCAAATACTTTCTTACCAATTTCCTTGTAAGCATTTGACTCTTTCCCACCAAGGTGAGCAATTACGACACTTGATACTAAGTCTCTAATAGATTCCTGCTGCGCGTAGTCAATAGTCATGGTGTTTTCAAGTCTGTTAAGCCGTTCTTCGTGATCTAAGAACCCTGTCGCAATAACCTGTATCTGTTCAACTGTCGTCAGTGGCTTCTGGTATGAGCCTGTCTTTCTGATCGTCGGAAGAACTTCATCCATAACCCATGATTCAAATTTCTCTGCCGATGGAAGTTTCGATTTCATAATCAAGCGGTACAAATCTCCCTCTGTTATGAAACTCGCTTCCTGATTCCTGCCGAGAGAATCTGTGAGGTGGTGTTTTACCACCCCACGGCAATGCTGTTTAAGTGCATTAACCGTGTCCTTGTAGCCAAGAGCTTTCGCAACGTCAGCTCCAACAAAATACGGTTTCCCGTCAATTTCTGCTGTTCGGATGTCCCCGAACTCTTCTGAATTAAAAATCTGTAATTCGTTCATGTTTCTCCTTTCTAATTTGAATTAACTACTTCTTTCTTATCTGATTTTTTCCCCAGATTATTCTCGGAAAAGCTTTCCGTCTTACCGAGAATATATCCTTTGTCAAATTCTGACATATTAGGAATCGCTTCTTTCAGCTTTTCAACGATTCTTTTTTCTTTTTCTGACATATACGCACCTCTTTTCTTGTGATATACTCTCCTGTAAAGGAGGTGTTCATTTGATAACAAGATATCAATATAAAATATTGAAAAAAGCTTTAAGAAATTGTGGATTTACTCCTAGTAATCAGCGTGAAGTAGATGCTTGCAAATACCTTTTCAACAAAAAATGCTTTATGCGCTCAAGATCGCAAGATCACGCATATGAAATTACACAAGCGGGTGAAGTCGCCATGAAAGCATATTTTCAAGATATATCCAGATTTTGGATAACAACTGTTCTGTCCATCATTGCGCTGATTACCAGTCTTTTCTCAATTTCTATACAAGCAGAGCCACTATTGCAATTATTAGAGAAACTATTGCAATAACTCCCAATACATGTGTATCGGTAGACAATGAATCTACATAATGTGAATACATTTGCAAAGTTTCTTTCACTGTAAATTCAACGTCTACCTGTTCACATGGTTCTTTCTCAAAGATACAGTCCATATCTACTGCCCCGCCAAACGGAATAGGCTCATCTGGAGGAACAATCCTTCTTTCTGGCATCTTTAAATCTCCTTTTTCACCTGTCAGAACTGCTTTCTTGATTTTGTTTGTCTGGTCTTGCAAATCCCAGATACGATTCCACAGGTCAGAAATTGTTTTGTCGATTTCTTTTTTCTTGCGCTTCACTGTTTT